GGAATAAAAGAACAACAATTACAAATTGATGAATTAAAACATCAATTGAATGAAAAAAATTAAATATTTATAATCAAATCTAAAGTTATAGAATTATGGCGATCAAAAAAGAAAAAAAATTAGAAGACCAGGAGTTGCAAAGTATTAAACAATTTCAAGCAGAATTTGAACAATTACAAGGATTATTAGGTCAAATTCAATTGTCAAAGTTTAAATTAGAAAACGACGAATTAATTTTAAAAAGTAAGTATAACGATCTTTTAGTAAAAGAAAAAGAGCTAGGAGAGCAATTAAATAATAAGTATGGTGAGGTACAAATAGACTTAAAGACTGGTAAAATTACTAGTTCTTAAAATGAGTTTTTAAAACCCTCTACATATTTATTGATAGACGAAATAAATAAGATATACAATGGCAGAAACATTATTATCCCCAGGAGTATTAACCCGTGAGAATGACCAATCAATCGTTACTCAGGGTCCTATTGTTGCAGGCGCAGCTATTATAGGTCCAACAGTAAAAGGTCCGGTTAATGTACCAACTTTAGTAACTTCTTATAGCGACTATAGAAGTAGATTTGGAACAAGCTTTCAAAGCGCTAGTATCCAATACGAATATTTAACATCAATCTCAGCATACAACTATTTCCAACAAGGAGGAGAAAGTCTTTTAGTAACTAGAGTAGTTACTGGATCATTTATTCCTGCTAGTGCCTCAATTAAAACTGTAGGCGATGCAGCTGTAAACGCTTTCGAACTAGAAACTCTAGTAGAAGGTTCAATGGCAAACGCTGGTTCATTAGTTGGAAAAAGTGGATCCTTAGCTGATGGAACTGCTGATAATGTAAGATTCGAAGTAGCAGGTATTGATTCTGGAAGTGGTACGTTCAACCTTTTAATTCGTCGAGGTAATGATAACCAACAACAAAAAGTAATCCTAGAAACTTATAGAGGATTATCACTAGACCCAACTTCAGATAACTTTATTTCTGCAAGAATCGGAGATCAAAAACTTACTAACCAAGGAGGATATATCCAAATCACAGGTAGTTACCAAAACTTAAGTAGATACGTTAGAGTAAAATCAGTTAACCCTACGTATGAATACTTTAATAACGATGGTACATTCAAAGCTGAATATACAGGTTCATTACCAGCAATAGGTAGTGGTTCAGCAGAAGGAGCTTTTGCAGGAGGTACTGGTGAATTATTCTATGGTGGTGATTTAGATATGTTCGAAAGAATTGACAATTCAGTAGTAGCTCCACAAGGTATTAGTCCTTCTGATTATACAGCTTCAATTGCTTTACTACAAAATAAAGATGAATATCAATTTGATATTATCTCAGCTCCAGGTTTAACAATGGAGAAAAATGCTGGTACAGTAGGTGAATTAGCTAATATGTGTTCAGAAAGAGGAGATGCAATTGCAATTATAGATCCATCAGTATATGCTTCAACAGTAGCTGGAACAATTCAAGACAGTTCAGCAGTTGATAGTAGCTATGCAGCAGCTTATTGGCCATGGGTACAGGTAAGAGTACCATCTACTGGTAAATTAGCATTTGTACCTGCTTCTACTATTATGCCTGGTGTATATGCCTTTAACGATAGAACAACAGCTGAATGGTTTGCACCTGCTGGATTTAATAGAGGTGGATTAGGTATGGCTTTACAAGCTGAAAGAAAATTATCACCAACAGATAGAGATAATTTATACCTAGCTAATGTGAACCCTATTGCTACATTCCCAGGAAGAGGACCTGTAGCATATGGTCAGAAAACTCTACAGAAAAACAAAACAGCTTTAGATAGAGTAAATGTACGTAGATTGTTAATTGAATTAAAAAGAACAATTGGAAACATTGCAAACAATTTAGTATTTGAACAAAATACAACTACTACAAGAAATAGATTCTTATCTCAAGTAAATCCATATATGGAAAGTATACAACAGAGACAAGGTTTATATGCTTATAAAGTAGTAATGGATGATACAAATAACACTGCAGATGTGATTGACAGAAATGAACTAGTAGGACAAGTTTATGTTCAACCAACAAAAACGGCTGAATTTATAATCCTAGATTTCAACGTTACACCTACAGGTGCATCATTTGAATAAAAAAAAGAAAATTAAATATTTATAACAAATAAAAAGACATGGCAGTATTAGATCCAAACGAAATAATGTTTACCGCTTTCGAACCGAAAGTGCAGAACAGGTTTATTATGTATATTGAGGGAGTACCCGCTTACCTAATTAAATCTGCAACTGCTCCTGGATTCGAAGCTGGTGAAATAATTCTAGACCATATCAACGTTTACCGAAAAGTAAAAGGTAAAGTAAGATGGAATGATATGACTCTTAACCTATATGATCCTGTAACTCCTTCTGGAGCTCAAGCAGTAATGGAATGGGCAAGATTAGCTCACGAATCTGTAACAGGTAGAGATGGTTACTCTGATTTTTATAAAAAAGATGTTACTTTAGATATCTTAGGTCCTGTAGGAGACGTAATCGGAGAATGGATTATAAAAGGTGCTTACGTTAAAACAGCCAACTTTGGTGAGTACGATTGGGCAAACGATGCAGCAATCAACCTTAACGTACAAATCGCAATGGATTACTGTATACTGAATTTCTAAAATATACCCTACC